GTTATACATCCGGACAAGTGGGTGAAAAATTCAGTGTCAACGGTGGTGCGTACATTAATGGTATTACCACGGCAACAAGTTTTAATAATGTAGCAATCACCCAACCTGCAAGTCAAGCAACATTAACATTAGCAAGCGGTATAACTCTAAACCATCCAGTATCGTTAACATTCCCAAGCGTCAATGCTACAACAGCAACTTGGACACTGGCAATGAGTGGTACTTCCAACACATTGCAGTTCCAACCGCCAACTACTGGACCAACAGGGTCGCAAGGTACTACAGGCTCACAGGGAACTACAGGAACACAGGGAACTACAGGAACACAGGGTACTACAGGTACTACTGGATCACAAGGTACTACAGGTACTACTGGATCACAAGGTACCACAGGAACACAGGGAACTACAGGTGCTCAAGGTACTACTGGATCAACTGGCGCACAAGGAACTACTGGTCCAAGCACATTGATCAATGCTACTGCTAACACTAATGCAATTGAATATATAGTAGGTGTTGCTGCTGCTGGATCTAATCAAACTCCTACAGTAGCAACTAGTGTACCGTTTACCTTCAATGCCAGTACTGGTTTTGTCGGTATTGGTGTAACAACAGCTTCAAATGCACAACTTGATATTCGTTTCCCTACATTAACAACCAGTACTCAACTTAATCATATTTTATTGCAGGCATTGTCGAATGGTGCTAACGTTGCAACTGGTGCTCGAACAGGTATTACATTTAATAATCGCACAGTCGATTATTCGTCATCTGGTGGTATAAGTACAGCTGGTATTTACGGTATCGATCTTGATGCTAGTCCGTCTGTCTATGGTAGACAAATGGGTTTGGTGCTTTATACTTCAAGTCAAGATGCTGCTGCAACAGAAAAAGTTCGTATTGATCAAAATGGTGTTGTAGGCATTGGTTTAACAAATGCATCAAGTTATGCTACAAGATTAGCTGTGCTTGGTGGTACAAATGCCACAGTATCTAATAATGCCACTTACGTATTCAGCATAGGTAATGCAAATGCTAGTGATTTTACTGTAGGTAGCGATTCTAGTTATACATACGTTCAAACTTGGAATAGTAAACCTTTACAAATAAACAACCAAGGTAATAACATTTTATTGAATCCTATTAGCGGTTCAGTGGGTATTGGAACAACAACTCCTAACTCAACATTACATGTTGCCAGCGGTAATGTAATGATTGGAACTGGTACACCAGGTGCTCCACTATCGTTTACAGATACTACAGGTTTAAAGATACAGTTAAATGCCAACGCAGCAAACTACTATACCATTGAAAAACAAGCTGCTGTAGCCGGCGGCGACAGTATGTTCAAGCACAATGCAGGTCAAACTGCGGCGGGAGAACACGGTTTTTACAGTGGTGGTACTTTAAGATTATTAGTAGATGCTAGTGGTACATTGTATGTAAACAACATATCAGCACAGTTGAACACTGGCTTTACCAACAGATTAAATGTTAACGGTAGTATTGTAGCAGGATCTGGAAGTAGTACCAACGGAAGCATTATTTTACAAGGCTATTACGGAAGTGGTGGTTCTATATCTAACTGGGGAACTGAATATAGCAGTGGTGGGCCTGTAATGGGTTATGCTGTTTATCCAAGTACAGCAGCAGCAGGTGCTTTCTTTAGTGCTGCAAGTGCGGCAAATAGCCGCGGCGCTTATACTATTTCCGGTAATACACACAACTGGTATGTAGGTGCAAGTCAAACTGTAGCAGTCGGTAGTGCTGTAACTATGACTACAGGAATGAGTTTGACCAGTGCTAGTGCATTAAATGTAACAGGCGAAGTTACAGCATTTTTCTCAGATCGTAGATTAAAGGAAAATATCAAAATTATTGACAATGCATTAGGTAAGGTGTTAAAGTTAAATGGTATACTTTATAATCCAAACGATTTAGCAGTAACTTTTGGACAAGATAAAAACTCAAACATAGTTGGATTATTTGCCGACGAAGTTGAAGCGGTATTGCCAGAAGCGGTTAAACTTGCCCCATTTGATACAGATGAGAATGGTTTGAGCAAATCCGGAGAAAATTATAAAACAGTCCAATATGAAAAGGTCGTACCATTGCTAGTAGAAGCCATTAAAGAACAACAAGAACAAATCGCTCAACTTAAGGCGTTGGTGAACTCTTTGGTTAATAAATAAACCGGGAGTAGACTGTGTCAATTTTACCAGCAACCGGATCAGCGATAACAATGGGAGGTGTATATGTAGCGTATTCAAATGCTACTACATCTACCTTGGCCGGCGATAATATCAAACTTAGTGGTACATTAGGTAATAGCTACGGCGGCAAAGCAACTGGTACTCAAATTTCATTCTCTGCTACCTTTGGTGGTAAAACTACTCCGTATACATATTACGGAAATATCTAAAAAAGTGTTGACACGATCTTAACACTATGTTAGCATATAGTGTATAAAGGCAGGTTCACTATGACAAAGAAAACAAAACTAAACATTGCTAAACTATTAGATTTAGCCACAGGTCCTAGTCGATGGGAGTTGGATAATATCACATACAGTGATAGAACATCAAACCCAGAAACGCTAAAGGCATTCTTATCACGCATTCAACTGCTACGCATCAGCGATGCGGACTCTGCGGAGTTAAAAATCCTAGAAGATTTGGCCAATGATTTGGATCAAAAAGAGTGTGAAGAACTGTTGAGTAACAGCGATGACATGGCTCAACAAATGTTCATTGAAAATATTGCCCGTCAAAGTGCTTTAGAAGTTCTTACCAAGGATCGAGTTTCATTTGAAACCATGAACATCATGTGCAAGTTAAGTCCCAGCGACTTCATTCTAGCATCTAAACGAACCCAGGACATTATCAACAGTATTCACGAGTTGGTAATCCAAGGCGAAACATTGAGTAATGATGTTGCAGGCGCATGAAAAAAAGCATTTTCGAATCTAGCAAATGGAGCCTGAAGAAAGGCAAGTTGGCTGTATTGGTTCCATGCCGTGACATGCTTCATGCAGCCTTTGCTAAGTCTTTAACAGAGCTTGTCAAACTTAATACTTCTAGTGGTATTGATACTCATGTTATCATGGATGCCAGTACAGTACTATTAACACAGCGTGAACGACTAGGACTTGAAGCACAAAAAGTTGGCGCTGAATATATGTTATGGTTAGACAGCGACATGGTATTTCCTGCTACCACCGCCTTGAGATTAATGGCACATAATGAACCAGTTGTAGCCGCTAACTATATCCGTAGACAACTGCCCGCTAAAGGTGTTGCCTATGAAACTATCGGCGATTGGCAAAATCCCTTACCATTTGAACCTCAAGATGAACTAGCGTCTGTCGAGGGTATTGGTATGGGATGTATGTTAGTCAAAACTGCTATTCTTTCCAAGATTGCTCAACCTTGGTTTGAGTTTGGTTGGACGCCTGAAAGCAATGATCACCTAGGTGAGGACATGATCTTTTGCCAAAAAATGGCACAGGCAGGATATACTGTTAAAGTAGATACACAACTCAGTATGGAAATGCGCCACTTAGGCACATGGGCATTTGGTCCTGAACTAATCCAGTAAATCTAGCAGCAGTTCTAACTTGGCACGAACTGCTCGATTACTGAAACTATTTTTAACACCTTGGTGTAGTGGCTTTGGCCAGTTATCAAAACTACACCAAGCGTATCCTGAATGTTCTTCGTTTAAGGTAGGAATAAACTCTCGATCTACAATCAACACATAGGTGTTGTATTGAAAGTTTTGATCATTACTGGTAAACAGTTCTAAAGGAATAGTCTTTTTGATTGTAGGAGACTTTCCTATTTCTTCTTGAATTTCTCTATTCAATGCTTCGTAGGGTGTAGCATCTGTGGGTTCTTTCTTACCGCCCACTAATCCCCAAGTGCCAGCAGTCTTGCCTTGTGTGCGTAGTAGGAATAAAAATCGTCGAGTATCTTTGGCTAAAAACAAACCGCCACTACATACGATTTGATTTACAGCACTAGGCTCCAGTCCTGAGGTCTGTAAATTCCTTCGAAACTCTTGCTCCATTCTCCGTTCTCCCATATGTACTGTATTCCTGTATATGAATTAGTTATATAATAAACGGCTGTGGTAGTTTGACTATTGAAAATAACATTCCAACGGCTTCCGTCCCATTGAATAATATCGTTAGCAGCGGCTTGGAAATCACTGTGATCGGCATTTTTCCAAGCCTTAGGCCCTGTATAGCCCATGGTACCAAACTCAGGAACTTCGTTGATTCCTTCTAATATCAAATAACGAACACCTCGTGCAGGATACGTCGGTACATAAGTTTCTGGATTAATGATAGCATCTATTGTACCTCTACTATCTACTGCGGTGGTAATAGTGGTATTGCTAGGCTTAGTATCCATGTCATAAGACAGTATCATTTGTGTATCGTCGTTGGGATTCAGACTTATATAGGCCACGATTTGATTGCCAGCAGGTGTTGTTAGTCTTATTTGACTTAGATTAGCGGTAAACTGCCCAGGATACAAGTCGAGTAAAGAATACCAACTAGCACCACGACCCACATTACCACCTGATGCTGCTATAGATTCTTCATTAACTAACAATGTTGCAACGCCATCTAATACCAAAAGTTCAAAGTTACCCGGTGTGGTAACTACTGTGCCTACTTGATTGCCCAGTGTAGGGTATACAGCATCTAGATTGTTGTAGTTATCTGCAATAGTGCCCGGGGCATCGGCAAATATGTTACTGATAATCTTGGTAATGATACCTAGTTTTTTAACCTTGGCAGGAGGAGTGATCCATATAGGAGTGACAAAAGTCAAGTTGGCAATATCGATATCTTGATTTGTACCCTGAGGTATTTGTCTGTTAGACCAAACTGATTGCTGTAGTTGTAAAACAGTTAAACTAGTCCAATCAACATAGTTATCTGTGGTTTGTATTTCAAGACTAGGATTAAACAATACAGTAATCTGTTCAAGGATTTGCAGTTTTTGTTCGGTGTTTGTTGCCCATATATCTGCTGCCAGTGTTAGTTTGTAGGGACAGGGCATAATGCGTTCGACTGTGTATCCACTGCCTTGTGTATTTAATAGCTGGCCCGTAACAGGATCTACCGCCCTATCTCGTATTTGTAACTTGCTAACAAATGTAGGATCTTGTAGTCTTGTTTGATCGTATTCTAAACCCTTGATATAGCAGGCAATGAAAGGTGCCGAAGGTATTGTATTTTCGGAGTTTTTCTTCAACATCTGTGCTGCTTGGCGATTAGGATCACCATAGATAACGGGAACCTGATGCAAGGTACCTGTGCCGTCCTGATAGGCAAAGTTACTAAATGCCCGCATGAACTGTGTAAGATATCGTCTTATCTGCCCATCATAAAAAAATCCACTACTTACCCTCCTGATTTGCGATTACTCGCCTTTTCTGTATAAACTTATAGATATACATTTTTAATTATCCGCTTTTGGTTTTAGTGCCTTGCTCAATGCCTGGCGTTCTTGAACAACTGATCCGTTAATAGTAGCCGTATTGGTATTGTTAATAAATCCAGTTTTCTGAGTTTGTCTAGTTGCTGCACCAGCAAATCTGCCAGAGGTTGTATCTTGCTGTCCAAACTCGTTCATGGTCATTTGAACATTTTTTTCAAACAATATCCAGTTTGTTCCGTCGTATCTATAAAGAGCGTTGGGTTGATAATCTGTTCTCAAAAAGAACGCACCCTGTGCTGGCTTGTAAGGGAATATAACACCTTGGCTGAATGGTGCTCCATTAGGAGGCATACCATTGCCTGTCAAATATCCAACATATAGATTTTTTCTAGGAGTATGTAATACCATGCTGGCATCTAATACTTGTTGATCAATGCTGGCATCATCTAATGTATCACTGGTATCTGCATAATCAACAAGTCCCGACTCTCTAGTAGGGATAATATAAAACGCCGAAGTATCATAACCTGCAACTGGAGAATCTGCCATGGCTTGTTCGACAATTTGATCATTGATTTGTATACTTTGATTGTATGTACTCATAATGTCTCGTAATGTACTACCATCACCATTACCACTATCTTGTCCAAGTATTTGATTAAATTCTTGACTATCGACCAACGGTACACATTTGGCACGAACTAGGTGAGGGTACCATGTGACACTGAATCCGTTGGTAGGACGACTAACATCCTGCACTACATAAAATCTTTTTAATGCTACAAAGTTATTGTCTATAGCATATTCATCTTTTAGATGAGGAAGTTCTATAACATCCCCTGGCATAATCTTACGCCCCAATGCATCTACATGACCACGCAAATGAAAATGCATCATAACTGTATCATTGGTCAAAAACATACCAAACTGACTTAAATTAAAATCTAAATCCTGCATGGTATAGATACCGCGAATAACATAGACATCTGGTTCATAGTTTCTATCACGGTTTTCCATGAATAATACATCTTGTATGCCTAACTCCGGAGTAGGATTTGTACTGTTATCGGGTGTAGTTGGAGTAACCCCGTCAGTAGCGTTAGGACTTGTTGGTCCTAGGTACTTGTGAATAAGAACATCAGTTCCGCCCACTTGAAAGCGTTCATTTACAACACGGTCTATGAACTTGAAATCATTGCCCTTTTCCGGACGGTATAGTGACAATCTTGGCATATACCTATTTATGCTAAATATTATTATGAACGAAACTGAAAAAAGCCGCCAAGACGTAGTTGACTATATATATGCCTTTCTTGGAGGATCAATGGTCGATGTGGAATTAGATCCTATCCATTATAATCAAGCCATCGATCGTGCCTTGGCCAAATATCGCCAGCGTAGTAGTAACGCTGTTGAAGAAAGTTTTGGATTCTTGGATCTAGTAGTCGATACCAACGAATATGTGATGCCTAAAGAAGTTATCAGTATTCGTCAACTTTTTAGACGTAGTATTGGATCACGCACTGGTGGTGGAGACGGTGGAAGTTTGTTTGAACCGTTCAACCTAGCATATTCTAATACCTATTTGCTGGCCAGCACTAACATGGGCGGGTTAGCTACATACTATTCTTTTGCATCGTATCAAAAACAAGTGGGTAAAATGTTTGGTAGCGATATTAACTTCAGTTACAATCAAACTAATCATACTTTAACGGTTTCACAACGACCTTTTGCCCCTGAACAAGTTTTAGTTTGGATGTACAACTATCGTCCAGATTTTAACTTGTTTGCTGACATGTATGCAGGACAGTGGTTAAAAGACTACTCCCTAGCTAATGCCAAAGTAATGTTAGGTCAAGCTCGTGAAAAATTCCCAGCCATTGCAGGACCACAGGGTAGCAGTGGATTAAACGGATCGCAACTTAAGGCCGAGGGCAAAGCTGAAATGGATCAGTTAGAACAAGACCTAATCAACTACAAAGAAGGTTCTACTCCATTAACTTGGGTAACTGGCTAAAAATAATTCTTGACCTTGTAATAAAGTTGTTATAAACTTATAATATCGTTGGAGATATTGTATGATTATTGGCTTCGTGGGTTTGATTGGTTCTGGCAAAGATACTGCCGCAGACTTTTTAGTTAATTCGCATGGTTTTAGAAGAGACAGTTTTGCCAACACACTTAAAGATGCTGTAGCCGCAGTATTTGGCTGGGATAGAACACTATTAGAAGGCCGCACAAAAGAAGCCCGTGAATGGCGAGAACAAGTGGATCCTTGGTGGGCTAAACGACTCGACATGCCTGAATTAACACCTCGCTGGGTTTTACAATATTGGGGAACCGAAGTTTGCCGCAACGGGTTCCATGATGATATTTGGATCGCTAGTGTAGAGAACAAGATGCGTAAAACTGCTGACAACATTGTTATCAGTGATGTGCGTTTCCCCAACGAAATCAAAGCCATTCATGATGCAGGTGGCATTGTTGTTCGTATCAAACGAGGCGATGATCCTGCTTGGTTTGAAGCCGCTGCCAGTGTAAAC